GAATACAAACAGGCGTCTAAAGAATCTCCTATTACATTAACTATATCTTCTACCATTTGAACCATTTGAATATTTATGGCTCATTTTGACACTTTTTCACTCGAAGTATGGAGTCCAAAATAGCTCAAGATAGTTAACCGACATAACCCCTTGAACAACATCCATCAACCCTAAACATGAATTGAAGAACAGTGTTACTGGAACATCATCGAAACTAACCTTTAGTTTATCCCATATCTTTCGGTCATCAAATCCATTTAATGAATCTACTAATAGAATTCTCAATTTCTTATTGAAATGAGAGTTTCTCTCTGCCCATTCACTAACATTTGATAGATTTTCCACGCATGAAGAGCATGGATCAGTCGAATGAATGCTAGTAAGCAGAATCATAACTAATTCGGGTGAGTTATTGAGTTCAAGTGTAGTGTTTGACTCAATTAACATATCCTTAACATCATCTGCAATTGTTTTCCTGAAGCCTTTTATTTCACGGTCTTCGAAATTTGCCATATCATCAATCATAGTCTCCGCAATGTCAGCTAGATATTGATCTTGGTCTTCCATTATGACCTCAAAGTCAAGATGATTTCTGCAAACATTGAAGCAATGTTTATTTCCTTATCAATGACTGCATTATGGGGTACCATATGCTTTCTGATAGAGCAAACAACCTTCATTTGCTTAATGGGGTCTTGTATCTTGAATACAATATCGTTCATTAATGCAGTGAAGATGTCGTTTTCAGGAGGCATTGAGCAATATACGTTTCTAGCACTAACGAAATCTCCAGCCAATAGAAGTTCTTGAAGTCTTTCATACTTATCAAAAGAATTTCTATTACTGAATGAGGTTCCACTTATTTCGCCATTCCTAAGATAACAACTATATAGACGAGTCATCATCATTCTGGCGTCAGGGTAGAACTCTTTGATCAGGGCCTGAAGAGTCTTTACGTCGTAATTAACTCCTTCCGCAATACAAATATCCTGTAGGCGCTTATACATCTTCTTTTTTAATTCAATGCCTTCATCCTGATTCTGAACAGAAAAATCAAATACTTCAATTCGAGACTCTGAATACTGATTGAAATTCTGAAGACTATTTGCGGTCATTATGAATCTGACAGACTGGTTCAACGACTCCAATGTGGAGAGAAGAGGATCCAAGAATGTCTTTGCATTACACTTGTCAGTCTCATCCAGAATTACAATTTTTGGAGCCTTTGTGTATCCATTATATGAACCCCATTCAATAATCTCGTCCTTGATAGTTTCCTTGTTTCCATCTTGAGACGAATTAATCTTCTTGTATTTCGTATTATATCGCTTGCACATTTCCTTTGCAAGGACTTCAGCCGTAGTAGTTTTCATCATTCCTGCGCCAGAAGAATGGAACATCATGTTAGGAAACTGCATTGGATGTTCTAGTGCATTCCTGAAGATAGATAATAATCTTTCAGGTAGAATCAGATCATCAATTGCAGTTGCACGATATTTCTCACTCCAAATAGTATCATTTAGCTCGGCCATTTTTAGATCCTCGACGGGCAAGAAGCCTCGAATTTCACGTTTACATTTCCGTTTAAGAATTCACCCTTAAACGCAAGAATTCCTCTACCCTCAGTTCCAAATACATATACCCTTGTATCCACATTTGCAGCCCTCATAACATGGAAAAAGGAATATGGGAACTTAGTTTCAGAGGTAATGCAGGCAGTGTCGAAGTTAATAACTTCCGTAGGATCGAGATCGTATGAATATTCACATATCTTATCAGATTCAGAGGTGAAATTAATCACTACTCCATTTGAATTCTTCGAGAATGATAGTATCTCTGACTTAAATTTAGATGCCTTCTCGTAAATTGCCTGAATTGTCTCTTTTGTTAAATCGAAACAAAGCATCTTAGGTAGATCTGCATCTGCGACCATTGCAGAAATGTCTGCAAATTGATCGAATCCATACCTTGTGGCATATCTATCTTTACTACTAAGCAAGTGGTGAATATTAGATTTTCCATTCTTAAGCAGAATAGAATCAGTTCCTCGATATGGCTGACGAGTCAGGGCAACGTCACTCTTTGGGAAATCCTGAATCTTCAATGCGCCTAAAAATTCCTTGAGATTATGGAACGTAATTTCATTCTCCTCAAATGAAAATGCATAATCATCTAATTCCATGTTCATGAGGATAATTCCCTTTTCCTCATCACATTTTCTAGATGCAATTTTTCCATTTTCTCTTACAAAATACCAAGTCTGACCCATTGCAGTGGTTGTCAAACTCGCCATCAAGTTAAAGAAAATGGGTGAAATTGACAGTTTAGTCTTATCACCCATCATTAAATCTCCTTACTTAGAACTTGTAGATCCAAGTCCGCCTGTTCTCTCTCCACCTACAGTATCTGCGTCATTATCAGCTAATAGATACTTCGAGAAAATTCCCTGAGCGAATGATTCGCCCTTTGGAATGATCACCTGATAGTTATTTGGATTCCTGATTTTGATGAAGATTTCCTTTAAGTAATCAGCATCAATTATGCCTGTCGAATTGGCAAGCCTTACACTATACTTGAATCCATGCCCACTCCGGCCATACACCTTAAAGACTTCGTCGTCTAACATGTATGCTACGATTCCAGTCGAAATCTTCTCACATGTCTGATTCGGCTGGAGGACGATGTCTGCGCCAGTGTTGTTGAAGAGGTCGTAGCCTGCAGACTTCTTGGTAGCCCTAGCGGGCATCTTAAAGCCTTCTACGCCCTTGACTTCACTGTCGGGTGCCCGATAGAAGCCTCTGACCTTGAGGGTGCCTGTAGAGTCTGTTGCGATGGTTGTGTCGTTCATGAACTTATTGTAGCACACAAAAAAAGGAGTGGCTTAGTGGAGTAGCGTCCATCCTCTGCTTAGATACTGCTCCAGTTTTTCATCAACAATGTATCGAACCTCTCCTGTTTTTGTAACTTTTCTCTTTGAGGTTCTAGTCTTCTGACCTATCGAGTATCCATTGTTCAAATATTCTAACACCAAAACAGTATCGTTTGGATTTAGTCTAATCGATTCAGTTCCATTATTAACCCACACCCAATTCAATCTACCTTCAACACAACCACTACAAATATATTCATCTAACGCTTCAGGTTTAATACGGTATTCTCGCTCACCGTCATTTACATATACGGTTCCTAGTATGTTGGTTCCAATTTCCCACCCACTGTTTAAGTACTCATCTAATTCAAATGGCTTGACTCGCCTAAACTTCCCATTTTTTCTAATATAAATCAAAGACTCGACAGTAGAAGACGCTGAATATCCATTCTTCAATAGATTATCCACTTCGGAAGGATTTACTTTGACTAGTTCACGGCCTTTCCGCAGAACCTTAAGTCCTTCGTGGGGATGTTTAACTTCCCATCCATCTAATTCATATTTTAGACTATCCGCTTTTTTAATGAATTTGTATTTTCCGTTTTTAGTGATAAATGTTCTACCTCTACACGCAACTCTACCTATAACAAATCCTTTAGCTTCGTATTCGGCTATTTCGACTGGTAATACGTATCGATCTTCTTCAAAATTAGTCATTCTTATTCGTTTTGGAGGACCAATTTCCCATCCATTTTCTATGTAAGAAGTTAATAGCTTCCTGTCTACCATCTTAAACTTGTTACCCTTTCTAATTACGGCATGTCCTTGATTAGATGGTGGACTTCCGGGATAGCAATTTAAGCAATCATCTTGATGGTATATTGCCCCGTTAGAGAGTATGTCTGCTTCCAAAAACAATGCAGATTTGCTAGAATCTTCATAGCTAATAATGAACCTAGTGTAAGAATACCCCTTATCTCTACATCTAATAGGTAACGCACCTGAAGCAAAATAACCATCGTCAATGTTAGTGGTTGAGTGTTTTCCTATATAGTAAAACCCATTCTCGAATACTATTAAGTAAACATAATGATATTTACCATCTACACCCGTGCGACAGTCTCTATTTAAGGGGTACTTATCTAGAAGACGGTTAAGTTTTTCAATTTCCATGATATTATTTATATCGTGTTAAAAAAGTCGCCATTACTGGCGACTTCTTAGAGTAAATAACTAATTCAATCAGTCAGCCATCTTGCTTCTAATCTCGCCAAAGGTATATTCTTTCAAGATCTCACCGTTTTCAAAGACCGTTACCAACAGGTCTTCCACTTCATTGAATCCGGCGTCCGATTCACTAATTGTATAATACTCGGCTGACTTTCCTAGCTTCAAAAGTCCCTTCTTAGACTTTTTGAAGCTGGTAGTAAGCTCCCCCCTTTCATTAATTTCAGTGGGACTCTTCTCTACTTGGCGGATTTCGTCTCCTATCTCAATCCTGCTACACTTAATAGCAAAATTGAAGGTATCTCGGTTAAAATCCTGAAGCAACTTTCCTCCGCATCCAAATACGATATTCTCAGAGGCCCATCCATTGTCCTTAAGAATCTGAAGGATATTTGGAATAGAATTCCTATTCACCCCATCTCCCTGAATAACTCGGACATGAGAATCAAGCACCTTATATCCCTTAGAATTGACAGTAAATCCAAAGATACTACCCAGCTTCTCGATAACTTTCAGATCAGTCATCGCAGGATCTCCAGAGTCAGGGCGAACTACTAGCCTACCCTCTCGGCTCATGACAAGTTCCTTAAGTTCGCCAAACTTATCAATCGCCTCTAGAATATGAAACGAATCGGAAATAACCGAAACAATTCCAGTTGGATATATTGTGAGCATCTTTCGGAAATATTCAATTTCTCCTTCTCTTCCATAGGAAGTCGCAACACTGTGCTCTCCAGCCGCGACACTGTATCCAAGCATCTCATCTGTATTGTAGTATTTCCTACCAAAGAAAATTCCAGCAACTGTATCAGTCCCCATAAAAGAAAGTAAATGAGACATTGCGGCGATTCCCGCAGTTTCCTCAGAGGATGTTCCTCGAAAACCAAAATCGTGGAGCATCCAACAAACAGTACCTTCTACGTCTTCACAGCCAGTCTCGATTAGGTAACTCCTGAGAATGTTGCGGATGACGTGCGAATTAGTAGCAATTGTGATTGGATTCCATACCTTAAGCAATAAAGTCTCAACAAAATTAGTGAGCCAATAACAATTAGGGTCTGTATTCTCGATAGTCATTAAAACATTGTGGAGAGGCACTTTAGCGCCTTCCTCGACTGCCTTGATTTTTAGAGGTAGTTTACCTCCATGAACATCCACAATGTAGTCGAACAGTTCTCTTTTGAAATAAGTAGCGCCAAAGTGAGCCTTCCAGAAGATCTCGGCATTGTCGATGTCTTCTCGTGTCAATACTACTCCAGTCAAATACCTTTTGAGATAATACTGTAACCCGAAGAACACTGTGTAGTCGGCTACCTCACTACTCCTAGCCTCAAGATACGAAACCACTTTAGTAGTCCCCTCGGGGTACTGCACCGCATGAGTTGCCTTATAGGAGTCAGTTGCAGTCGCCAGCGACATTCCAACTTCACTCCACCCATTAGTTCTGCTCATTTTTCGATTCTCCGTTTTTTAGATTGTTTGCCTTTTCCGATTCACCGGATTCTTGTAACTGTCTAATCTCAGACGAAGAGATTTGGCAGTCGAAGTCATGGTAGTACTCTAGATTCTTCGGCTTTATGCTAGTATTCAGTGGCTGTTGCCGTCCGAACACTCTAAACGTAGCATCTTCGAACATTTTATTGAAAATCTTGCTCTTGTTTCGAGTAACCACGTCGCTAAAACTGTCATAGTGTCTCACCATATTCGAATCGTCTACGAATTCATTGATTTCTAATTCCTCATTTGGCGAGAAATCTAATGTTTTGTAGCAGTTCACCAGTCGATTGTAGGTGTCTACTCCCATGATCAAGTCGATAGGGAGCTTCGTCCTGTTCTTAAGATACTGGAAGCCGTCGAAAAAGTAACCATTTTTTAGAAGAGCTACGATAAAATCTTCCTCGCATATAGCCTTCATCCGAGCGACAAGATTATCGTAGTCAACCTCTCCCTTCCCATGAGTATCCTTGGATATGGCAAAGATCACTAGAGTATCAGGATTTTCGTCTCTGATCTTCTTAGCGATAGCCAAGTGACCAAAGTGGATTGGATTGAAAGAACCCTTATAGATTGCAATGCGCTTGTATCTCCTCGAATAATCTTCAAGTCGAATAAGCATGTTATCTTTGTAGAAGACGGGGGCATTGCTGGTCAGAACATGGAAATTATTCGGAGTCGAATTGTAGTATTCGTCTACGAATTGATAGCCACCTTGACCTGCAAAGAGTCGATACACTTCATCGTAAATGCATTCGATTGTCTTTTCTCGACAAAACGAATAGCCGAGTTCATTCATGAATGTCAAATGAGCTACGGTGAATCTCCAAGTCCTATCTTCTTGCTGGACGCCGAAGCAAACCCATCCATGTGGGATTCGATCATCGTCAGCGCCCGATTTAATCTGGAACGACGTGACGATCACCATATTGTAGTTGCCGTTGTGAGTCTCCGCCAACTTGATTGCAATTTGATGGACCGCCTGAAGCGACACCATTCGATGATCGCCAATTACGTCGCCGTAGATAGCTTTCGCGCTTCCGTATGGGCTTTCGGTATGGTAAACCACCTTAGAAGCGCCACTGCACTTGAAAATTCCATGAGCAATCGGACAGCCCGCTCCAATTTCTACGATATAAGCCTTGCGACCCTGTGCTTCAAGCAAATCCCTCAAGCTCATTTTAAGCCCCCATGTAATTCTTGAGTGCGGTGAGCAGAATCTTATGCGAACCCTGCAAATGCTGATGAGCGTTCGGAGTTTCGATCATCTTGTAACGCTCATCGAGCGAGAACCATGCGGTAGTCTCGATCTCCGGATCTTTCGGAGCAGTTGGTCCAATCTTCACATCCTCGACCCGAGTCTTCAGAATGAAGTAGTGGGTGCGAATTGCATGAGGAGTGTTCTCGTATCGACCGTCAGGAATCTTGAAGTCTCCAATGTACCGGAGGTCGTTCACTGTTGCGACGATACCAGTCTCTTCTTCGAGTTCGCGAACCACATCCTCGGCATCACAGTTCGAGATTGGATCGGTAAACCCGCCAATGATGCACCACTTGCCCGTGGCCCTCTTCTTCCCTAGGAGAATTTGATTCTTGTAAGGGTCCACAATCGCAACATCCACAGTCGAAAATGCGGTGGGCCATGGGAGATAGGGCTTACTCTTCACGCAAAGAATATATCCACTCTTCGAGAAGATCTTATTGAGAGTATTGACGAGCCAAGTAGGAATAGTCATGTAGAACCTTTCTGTTTCGAGAAAGATACTACACGAGCCTCCGATAGTCAACCAAAAACTTCATCTAGCGGTCTAGGAGTCACATCCAATAACTCGTATATAGTAGTGTTGACATTTGCCGCATAGGATTCTATTCTAGGGTGGATTCCACCTTCAATCCTAATGTGATTTGGATCTGAATCTTCTTGTCTATTACTAATGTATGGGAACATCGTAATTTCTGAAAAATCAAATACCACTTTGCTAGGGTCAAACATTAATACGCTGTTTTTGACCGCACAAGAATCAACGAAAACATTACTCAAGTTCGTTGGCATGAGCATTAGTTCAGGAAGAGCAATTGAATCCCCTACTATCCCATTGGCTTGCATGAGTGTTGCAATTACTGGTGACACTATGAGTATATTATCAGAAGTGACTTTCTTCAGCAGATCAGTAAGTAACTCTTCAGATTGAAATGCATTTATCTTGTAACTAGCATTCCTCGCTATACCTATAGAACTAAGTTCATGAATCAAAACCCTAAGAAATTCATGGGTGAATTCGTAAGCCATTGATTCTTCGGCAGTTCCTTCTCCGTGGAACCTATTAATATCTATGAAACTTGAACGAGATAGCGATATTGAAATATTTCTAGTAGCCTCAGTGAAATTCGGATTGATCTCTCCGAAGAACGGATGTCTACATATTACATTAAACACTCGCTCAAATATTTCGTCATCTATTGGGAGTTCTTTAGCCTTCCTAAAATTAAGTCCACCATATTTCTTAGCAATTACTGGATTATAGTCATCGCTTCTCAATGCAAATGAAGTTTTAGCGGTGTTCATTATTTTCGTTACCTATCTGAAGAATTTCATTATCTAGTCCAATGGCTGGTAGTTCATTTCTCCCAGAACCATCGACCATCAGTACAAAAGTTTCCCAATCGTGGGGCTTTTCTCCGGTGTGATGTAACTGGAACGGGATACTACGATCACCGCAAGCCAAATATACTTTCCCGGTTTCAGCATCGGCAACCAATCCATTTAGATCTAATGCCTGCAGGGTTGCCTCTCCATCCTGCTTAGAATAGAGTCCCACCTTAATTTCGGTGTGAAGTGGGACTCCGCTTTCCATCAGATGTTGCAGGATATTATATAGCTTAGCGATTATCATCCGAAACTAGATTTTCACGTTCTTGGTCAGAATATGACATCAAATTTACAGTTGAACTATAATCCATACCCTTAGATAGACACATCTTATTAGTAACTGTTCTCATAGTAGTACCAAAATTATTATCTGTATATGTTGCGCATAAATTAGCGCCAATGCCTAGACTTTTTCCTGCAAGAATTGCATCCTGATTAGAGCCTAAGTAGGTAAATAGCCAAGAATATTTTTCTGTCTGATGCTTAACCATATCAGAAATATGCCTAGAGTTAAATTCTATAGAAGAATTTTCTTCTCCGTCTGTAATGATCATGATCTGAACTGAAGATGGCCTATCTTCTTCGAGCATTCCACTCAACTTTGAACCAACATCATTGATTGCATGTCCAATTGCATCAAACAATGCAGTCGATCCGCCAGTCGAATATTTGAATTTAGGTGATATTTTCGCATTTGCGAAATCAACTACCTTTGTAGAAGTGCCTGAAAAAGTGTAAATAGAAATCAAAGTCTCAATTTCAGACTTCATATGCTCATCTAATGATTCATTGACTGCGCTTACAACAGCATCTCGTCGGCATCCCATTGAACCAGAAGCATCTATAACATATACAACTAAAGCTCTATCCTTTTTCATCTCAATCCTCTTTCTTAGTAGGTGCAGTTCTTTTCATCGAATCGCCTGTTGCGCGACGATGTGACTTTATCAATATTCTAGCATCAACCGGATCTACTGTGAGGTTTGGAGATACTTTTAGTACCATCCAATGATCCCATTGACCGTCACTACATAGTTCAAGACCTCTGCCGACTTTTGCGTATTTCTCAGGGATAAGCGACACTGTAGTGCTTACTCCGTTTTCGCATTCTCTGACAAGAGTACACTGCCTGAAATTACCTTTGACTACTCCGGTATCGTCTTGTCTAGTATTAACATTCATGTTTGTCTTCCGTTGCCTTTCTTATTTTCTCTTGGATTCTCTCTTCAGCCTCTCTACGATCCTCATATCCGCTCATATCTACTCGAACGTACTTAGATAGTAATGGATACTGAACTTCAATTGCCTTGTAGAAAATTTGAGCAAGTCTTCTATAAGAATAATGACCTGCCTGCCCACTTCGCAATTCAATAAAATATGCCAACTGTCTGAAATCACAAGAATATATCACGTTGATATTAGTTCCTAGAATTAGGAAATACGCCGCAACAAATCTATCATTCTTATACAAATTTCCTACAACAGCTTTGATTCTTTCACATAATTCAACATATTCAAGTTTCAGATCGTTTGCACTTTCTTCCATTAATAAATCAGGAATTGAATATCCATATGAAGGACACCAATCTGAAGGAATCTGAACTCCGATTCTATGGCGTTGAACATCTCGATACGCTCCAATGTCTATACAAAACCTAAAAGTGTGGTCACCGAATGCCATCCACTTAGGGAATTCATCGTGTTTTCCTCGACACTGCATATATGCATCAAATGCATTAATCACATCATCGTATTCTATTTTAGTAGGATTGAATATACCACACGATGCTAAGAATCCAGTCAAAATATTAGCTGTTACGGTTTCACTATCTAGTGGACCCATTACGCATTCAGGTCCAATTAGCGAATTATCTACATCTTGATCAGCTATCGCCCTTAGTCGGTTAGCCTCTGGATGGTTTCGTGTGACCAAAAAGTCATTATCTATAACATGCTTTAACAGACCGGGGTTGATCTTTATGCATTCTTCCTTGATCTGAACGGCTAGATCTCTAATCTCTTGTTCAGGTGAGGCGAATAGCTCAGAAAGCCATCTCTCGGTTTCTCGTGTTGGAAGGGTAACTCCTAGCGAGGTCTTGACGCTAGTAGGGAGCAGGTATCTAGCTTCATCAAATGCCTTTGCATTGCAAGTACGGACCCAAGCGGCTTCACTTGTAAACGAGTCTTTGGGAATCTTATTCTGAAAAAACGAGACACCAAATGCTAAAACCCTCCGATACAGTTTCATTGCATCAGTAAGTAACTGAATTTCCTCTTCCCTCACATATTCTGACTTAGGAATGTAGAAATTATCGTTGGAGAAATCCATGTATCTAGTAGACTTCTCTTGGAAAGCACCTAATGAAGAATTTTCTAGAATCTTAGTGGCTCTGATCGATACATTTTCGATAGCAAGCCTATCAACTGCTGAATCCTTAAGAGAATTATGCCCATAATCGACCGCCCATTTACGCATGAAGTTTTCAGCCTTAGCCAAAACAGTAGAATATGCTATAGACGAGGATTCATCTCCAATCAATTCACCAAGAAACACATCATATTCAGCATCGCTACTTGTCATCTCCTTGAAAATGGCAAGGAATCTATCTCGCATCGATAGATTTGACCTAGAATATCCACCTTCTAAAAAGGCCCACAAAGAAGTGGGCATTGCATCTGTCGCAGCATAGACATCTCTGTCTATATTTGTGAAGAATTTTAGAAGTACATTACTCTCTAGTAGACTGTACACGTCTGCGCTTTCTGTTGTTTTGTTTTTCCTGCGCGAGTCTCATTTCTTCTCTGCGCTGAATTATCGCTAGATCGATTGGGTCTGGTTCTTCATCTGGATGATTCGAGAGCCACTCATTGATACTCTCTATTTCATGCGAGAACGACTGAACAAAATTGCTAAAATATTCGGAATCTACTTCATATTTAGACCTTCTACCGTACCATAGAATTCCAATTCCATTTGGTAGATAGGACATTCTGAGTTGAATATATGGATCTATATTGGATTCGTCACAATTAGTAATGAATATTTCTGCAACTGAAGTAGATTGAAGAGTATCTGTAGGGGTTATTTGTAACCCTTCCATTCGCTGAACTGAATTCTCAACATACACTTCTGGAACAGTAAAGACTGCTATTGGATTTCCATCCTCATCATGACTCTTGTAGAACCAGTCGTTCTTGTTATTTGAATTGGCGTAGTAGCCCTCTTCAAATTTTTTATCATACAATATCATGTATGCATCGTATCCTTCATCGAAAGTTATTCGATAGTTATCCGACACATCGTTCTTCAAGAAATTAATAAAATCTGAGATTCCAATGAACTTGTCCTTAGCCCAAAACTTAAATCTGGACCATGTAGAAGGAGAATCGCTTGAGCCATAGCCAGATCCTCCTATTTGTAGTTTGACTGATAGACTAAAGTCAATCATGGAAAGCCCCTACTTAAAATCCAAGAATGTTAAGCATCTCTAGGTCAAGCGCCGTTGGATCTTTCAATCTAGTAGAATACTTGATTTTCAATGAATCAAAAGTCAAAGTTGGAACTTCTATTTCGAGAGCAGGAATCATTTTGGCTTCCACCTCTAGATCCCATGTCAATCCGTTCTCACCTACAGAGAAATTAAGCCCTTCAACCTCTACTTCATGGTCTTTAGGGGCTAATAGTCCAATAAAACCATCAGCTTCCTTGATGAGTGCAGTGGTTGATGGAAGGCTACCGATTGCTTCGATTAGCCAGAGACGTTGCGAGAGGTTGAGTTTGATAGTCATGTAGATATTGTAGCAGCAGCCTTAGGCTTTCGACCTCTCTTCTTTTTAAGAGGGGCTTCTTCTATAGATTCAGCTTTTTCATTTTCGGCTGCTTGATACTCATCTCTTAATTTTGCAGCTTCAGCTAATTGCTTTTGTCTTGCTGACTCAATTTCTGCAGAAGTTCTTTTCTTAAGATTGATAGAATGTCGGGATTTAGCCTCAAAAATCACTAATTCAACAGCTTCAAATCCCCAGTAGTCTAAGTAATTTTGTGCGACTTCCTGTACTCTCTTTTTTTCTTCAGACGTATTAAATCTAAACAATGTAGGACTATCCTGTGAGTACTCATGATGTCCGTCAACCCAGAATTTATCGCCTTTATGTACATTAACAAAAGCCGCGAAGGTATCCTTCTTAGTGTGATCCATTTATGGCTCCTTCACTAAACAATGTTCTTCCAATTATCTCCAAGAGCCTGAACTTTTTCAGGTAATACGACAATTGTAGCCATCGGATGAGTTGACTCTATGATAGATTTTACTGTTGGCCAATGTCCACCTGCCAGATCAGATCCAAGCAAATATGGAAAATATACAGGGAGTTTTCGAGTATTGATAATCGATAATTTCTCAAGTGCAGTCTGAACGGCATCATAATTAGTATGAATTCCCGGACCTGCAAAAGAGCATTGTCCAAATAAATTTCCTACTCGTAATGGCGGATTATCTTTAATAGGAACTAATTGAATAGTTCCAAGCAATTCATCTTCAGATCCTACTTTAGTTTTACACAGTTTGTAGTATTCTTTGAATACGCTCGGATAATGTGCTCTGATTTGTGCTGCTAATCCACGACCCATAACACCTAGGCAATTGACTTGATGTACAATTATCCCGTGTTGAATGTCGAGGAGGTTTCCTTCTACTATCTCCATCTCATTCTCCAATTAAAATGTAAGGACCGTCTTACAGACCCTTTACCTACATCTTAGCATATTCATCGACTACTAGGAACAAACCTATCTAGAGCCTTAATTTCTTCCTCTGTGAATATCTTAAATTCCCAGCCTCTTTTTGCACAAAAACCACCAGCGGCATTCCACTTTGCTGTATTGATCATGTATTCATTCATTTGATAAGCCCATGTCTTAGTTCTCTTCTTCTGCTTGGGGGGGCTTAATTTATTCAACGGCTTAACCTCGATAACCCACTTCTTATACTGACCACGCTCGTCCTTAAATTCAGCAAAGAAGTCAGCAAAGTATCTATGAGGATTCCCATCTATTGGATTAATATACGGAATCTCAATTATCTCAGAACCCCACCTACAAATATTCGAGTTAGTATCGAACATGTACATAATGTTGTATTCCCAGCTTGATCTGAAAACTGGTGGTTTTGTTGACATGTATTTTCCGGCATTTCGTACCTTATAAACGCCCTGATGCCAGCCGCCTTCGCTTGCTGGTCTTTTAATAGGCGCTTCTTGCTCTTCAAATGGAGTATATGCCATTTGATTATTTAGTAATAAAAAAGCCCTCTTTCGAGGGCCTTGTTCATGTATGCATCACACTACTCCCGAAAAATTAACATTTACTGTAGCCGCAAGTGCAACCCTTACAACCTTCAGTAAAGATCATATCAGCTCCGCACTGGGGGCAGGTTTCTCCAGTTTTCGTTCCATCTTTAATGTGATGTTTTAGAACTCTGGAGACTACCTTACTGAATGAGAAAATGTCAGCCTCTTCATCCGCCTTATTGAAGATGTCCAATACATATTGGACTCCCATTCCTGTGCGTAATAGTCCAGAAACTGCTAGAGTGTGGAATGCATAGTCGGCGCATGCAAAAGCCTTCACAATATCCTTAATGACAATTGCGTCTTCACCTTCGCCGCAGGTAAACGAGTAGATCCCACGACCTTCCTTCTTACCAACCTTGACAATCTTACCACTCTTGATCTTACGAGGAAGCTGGATATTCTCGGCAATTCCACCGAAGACTTCATATGGCCTACCTTCATACAATCCGACGAAGATAACCCACTGCTGACCTGAAATCTTGACGTGATGAACTTCGCATTCGAGGCTTGTTGGACGCTTAGGTGCATTAACCTCAGAGAATCCGGCGATCTTGACTTCTTCCTTAGGCTTTTCTGTAATCAGGATTCCAGATCGGCATCCGTCACGATAAACAGTGAAGCCTTTGCATCCCTTTTCCCATGCATCCATGTAAATCTGAGCCACTAGCTCCTCGGAGACGTTAGATGGCAGGTTGCATGTCTTGGAGATAGAATGACACACCCAACGCTGAGCCGCCGCCTGAATGTCTACAGAGGCTCTCCAGTCAACATCATTTGCAGTTGCCTTGTAATAAGGAGACTGCTCATAATCTTCATCAGTCTTACCGTTTACTTCCATCCATTCCCTATATCCATGATGGAATATCTGATATTCAGTAAACGAATCTCCAACTGCATCCACAAACGCAACGGGTACATTCTTATCTTCGGGGTTGATTTTACGGCGACGAGTGTATCTGACACTAAATGCAGGTTCAATACCAGAAGTAGTCTGAGTCATCATCGACACTGAACCTGTAGGTGCAGTCGTAGTCAAAGCAATATTTCTGCGACCAAACTTCTTCCACTTTTCGAGATATTCTTCACCTAATTCACTAATGACTTTTAGTAAGAAGGGATGATTCTTCTCCTTCTCATAATTGAATACATTAAACGCGCCGCGAACTTCAGCCATATCAATCGATGCTTTATATGCATTGACTGCCATAGCCTTGTAAATGCTTTCGGTGATCTCTACCGATAGTTCACTTCCATAGATAACACCTAATGCGGCAATAGCATCACCTAAACCTGTGACTCCAAGACCTGTTCTGCGACCATTAAGTGCTGCATTTCGAATATTCTTCCACAAATCGTATTCAATCTTCTTAATTTCTACGCTTTGTGGATCATTTTCAATTTTCTCGATAATCTTATCTACCTGCCCGAGTTCAATATCTATCATCGAGTCCATAAGATGTTGTGCCTTATAGACCACTTTAGCGAATCTGTCGAAATTGAAATATGCATTCGGAGTGAATCGGTTCTCTACAAATGAGAATAGATTAAGAGCCATCAAACGACAAGAATCATTTGGAGAGAGAACAATTTCTCCGCAAGGATTAGTAGAAGTACTACCAAATCCTTCTTCAGCATAAATGTCTGAAGGTGTCATGTTTTTTGCATTATCCCAGAAAAGAACTCCGGGTTCTGCTGATTCCCATGCCGCCTTGACAATCTGATTCCAAACATCGCGAGCATTTACCTGTCTAGAGATAATAGGATCTTTGGAATCAATAGGCCACTGCTGAATGTAGCTCGAATTCGCCTTCACTGCTCTCATGAAATCATCCGACACTCGAATGGAGATATTAGCTCCAGTCACGCGAGTCTGATTCCTCTTGATATTAATGAAGGTTTCTATCTCGGGGTGATGTACAGATAGCGTCAGCATGAGAGCGCCGCGACGACCTCCCTGTGCAACTTCTCTACAAGTATTCGAGAATCGATCCATGAATACAGCAATACCATCGGTAGTCTTTGCCGCATTAGAAGTGCTCTGGCCTTTTGGACGAATATTGGAAATATCAAATCCAACACCTCCACGACGCTTCATAATCTGTGCTTGTTGCTGATCAGCTTGGAAAATTCCACCATATGAATCAACAGGTGACGGAATCACAAAACAATTAGATGCTGATTGAATTGAATATGGATTTCCGATTGCAGACATCGGAGATCCCTGAGGAATAACATCCCTAAATCCCTCAAATAACCCATATATCTCATCAAATGACATTCCATCTTTATATTTCTTCTCAAACTTAGCAAATTCAGTTGCAAGTCTTCGATGCATATCATCGGGAGTTAACTCTACTAGTTCATCATTATTGTTTCGTAGGGCATATTTTCCTACAAATACACTAGCTGCTGTTGAATCACCCTTAAAATATTGGGTAGATTTGTTAATTGCGTCTTCTTTAGAATGCGAAACCATTTGTCCTAATCTTCCTTCCCTTAGGATTTTTATTTAGCTTTAATTCCATCCCAAATTTTTGACATTTGCTTGGGAAAAGAGGTTGCAATTAGTCATTTGAGTGATAGTTTCATAGTCTTCAGGGAAAAATTCCATCAATAGTAAGTGATCGACTTCTGTAATTGGCTTCTTATTATACTCGCTCCAAATAGAATCTTTAATAGTTTGAGGGATTCTATCTAAATTTATCAATCTTTGATTACGTTCAAACGCCTCAAGCAATCCTTCGTTCATTGCATATGCATAAATGTTGCCATTGCATTCAGTAATGATCTTTTCTGCAGTTTTTTCGCCTAATCGAGGCTTCAAATTTGGAATATTATCTCCATCGTCACCCATTAAAATCTTCTTTTGGATGAGTCTAATGGGATCGACGCCTATTATTTCAACCCTACCCTCCGGTCCACGATTCAAAGCTGAATATTTACTTGTCTCGTTTAGCTTAAAAGCTCTAAAATTTGGATATTTGAACAATTGATGCCAGTCACTATCGTTGGATAGTGCGATTATTTCCTGCGTTGCATGTAATTTTTCTACTAGAATAGCAACAATATCGTCTGCTTCAATTCTATCAAGCAAAATTACCTTAACTGGCATATTTGCTTCAATATCTAGCATCAAGTTATCGCGAGTCTTATAAAATAAATTCCAATCAATTGGAATTTTAGCCTTATTAGCCTTACGATTTTCTTTATACTCAGGATAAATGTCTTTTCTCCATAAATTCTTGCCATCGCAAGCCAATGTTAGATAATCAGGATTAAATGATTTGATAATATCGAGAATTTCCATCTTGACATTATATATCCACTGATTAAACCCGTTTTCGGATTCCATTGCGAGAATTGTTTCTCTAGGAAGCCCTAATTGATCACAGTTGAAATTACTAGCAAGTGAATGAAGTTGCCAGTAAGAGAGTCCACCTACGTCTACTACAACATGTCTTAGTGTCATACCACTATGATAGCAGACTAAATGGCTTCTAGAGCTTGCAGGCGGCTCTTCATCTTGGCTAGAGTGCCGTTGTTCCGTAGAATCTTGTATGCAATGTTCTCTACCGAGAATTCACCACTAGAATGTAATCCAGTATATCTCATTTTTCTTAGTCTAGTCTTCAATTTATCAATTTGCTCAGCGGTTTCGGCTCTCTCTACCATATCCATTAACTCAGCGGCCTTTTCCCTAACAGCGGATAAATCGATAACCATATTTTTTCTATCTGGCTTAGCTATCCATTCGCTATTCATTAGGCTGTAATAAGCTGCACCTTTAACTAATTTCTCGTCATGTTCGGAAGAATAACATTCTACCGATATATTTGAAACCTTAATATCGTATTTCAAACCCCATAATACTTTCTTATTCCTTAAATATTCAGATACTAATTCAGGATCTTCCCCCACACTAGAATAATCAACCATTAAATGTATGTCTAAATCACTCGTAGGGGTATAGTTGTAATTACAATTAGATCCAGTTAATACAACATCTTTAATATCTATTTTAGATCCTTTATACCTAATGAAATCAGAGAATTTATCCGCAATCGCAATTAGTTTCTTCTTGACCTCATCTCTTAGATAATATTCACCTTCTACCTTAGCCCATAGTACAGGATTCAATTCACTGTGAAATTTAATTGACGATACATCAATATCGTCAGGGTTTACATCTTCTTCTAGTAATTCAAGGTAATCAATCATGTAGTTATTTATTTGAACCTGTGTATAGTGGTTCTACCCGAGGAGCGTCATTAAATGCAGGACTGTCGAGAAATTCTTCTAACTTAGTCTCAATGTGGTTAAAGTCAGAATATGCAATAACAAGTAAAGGAATCTTTCTA